TTCGTTTGAGAAATTGCTAAACATGATCGAAGTGTTGACTTCTTGGATTGTTGCGTATGTCATTTCAGGCTCCTTTTGTTACAATATGTTCATATTATAGCATTTTGGCAATTATTGGTCAACCACCAAAATTGTAATACTCAAGTATTACATGCTCCAGAAAGTTTCGCTTGAGGGTGAGCAGAAGTACGGGGTGTCATAACGTTCCTGGTATGTCTTACCAGTCATCATGTTGCGTTTGGTAACCCAAGTCTCATGGGGTTCTACAATGAAACCCAATTTAGTTTTGGATTCAATCACAGCCCGGATATAGGCTCTGGTCACAGGGGCAAATTCTTCTTTTGCAACAAGACGCTTGCCTTCTTTGACACGTTTGTCAGATTTGTACAGTTCCAGGGTGTATTCAACTAGTGCAGTCATTTTGGCTCCTTTTTGCTACTCTATGTCTATATTATAGCAAATTGGGAATTATTGGTCAAGTAGCAAAAAAGTACTACTTTTTAAGTTTGAACTTGTGCCCGTGCTTGTGCAGGTGTGTATGTACTGCTACTCAGTGTGGCCTGTGGAGGTACAGCATTGGGCAGACTGGGTACTGCATTGTCAATTTTCAAGTTCACTGCATTGATGCCTGCGGTGTTGCGTCCTTCACGTAGCGCACCTATCATGGCCTGACCATATTGGTTGGCGGTGTTGGCAATGGCTTCCAAAAATTCAGCAGCCATGCCTTGTTGTGTTTCTTGTCCGTAGCCAGCTAAAGAGGGAATGAAAGCCGTGATAGGCAATTGTGCGCCGGCTGTGAGCGTGGCATAGTCAATCGACGCCAGTGCTTGAAATGTGTCTTCATTGGCACTGTGTGTGGTCATCTCAGTCCAGGCAGTGTTCAGTGTGTCAGTTGTAGTAGCACCTATGGCTGCAATGGCAGTGCCCACGGCTGCATCAGCCGCTGTGATCAATGCTGCCAACGCCAAATCATATGTGGCATACAAGCCAGCAGCCGGACCTGATGGTATGGTTATAGCAGGTGGAACTCCATATCCACTGGTGACAACTTCAACCATTTGAGAGTATATGGTGTTGAGTGCGCTAATATTTCCAGAGGTAAATTGCGACGAAATAGTTGAAGTCACTGAGGTCAAATAGTCATTGTAAGGAATGCCGGCTGCTGATCCAAAAAAGTCTGTGGTCAAAAACGTGCCATTGGGTCCTGATCCTTTGGCCAATTGAGTGAGATAATATGTGGGTACTGCATCAGGTACAGGTGTAGACGAAGGTCCGTTGATCAAATCAAGACCCTTGAGTGTGCCTAGTTTTTTTGTGTAAGCGGCTGTTTCGGCTGCTGTTTGAGTGAGTGTGGTCATTGCAGTATTGTTGCCAGTTGTTGTGTGGTAGAGCCACGTATGCCCTTGACCTGTTGATAGGCAATTTGCAGTGCGCGATTGGCCTGTGCCTGTGCTGATGGCATAATCTTGGCCAAGTCATCACAGCCCTTGGGGCTCACTGTGCCAGAATTCAATATCTGCTCAATCGCACTGTTGACACTGCCATCAGTGTTGTAAATCAACACCGAACCATCGGGGGTTGGCAATGTCAAACTGCTAAAGCTGGTGGGATACAGTTTTACAGGATTCAGCAGATCTGCCATAGTGGCAATGTTGGGTGTGGTGCAATCCAATATCTCCAACACTTGAGTCAAACAATCACCAGTAACTGACAACAAAGCAGGATAGGCCAATCTCTGCAACACATCAAATTGATTTTGAGTGAGTCCATTAGGATTAAACAAACTTTGCACGTTGTTGTTCACAAGGTCAGCAATGTTTTGATCTGACAAACCTTGCCTTTGTAATGCTGTGGTCACACAAGGAGTTGATCCATTTATCATGTTGCCACACTCGGCAAGATTTTGTAGCAAACTAGCTGGTGTACCAATTCTGTCTACTCGTGTAAATTTCACTGCACAACCAATATTGGCCAAGTCAGCACCAAATGCCGGAAATGCCAAATTGACTTTGGCCACGTCGCCAGAAATGGTGTCATTCATGCTGATAAATGTAGGACCAAGGTAATCATCACTGTTGACGTTCACTGCACTGTTGATGATACCGTTGGTGAGACTGATGTAGCCTTGTGCCGCACCAAATGCCTGAGCAAATTTACCAAAGTCTCCGCCGCCAAGATAAGTGCTGGCTGCTGTGGTTATGCTGGTGGCATAACCTGCATTGCCCACAGTCCATGACACATTGCTGGGCACACTGTCTCCCAAGGCCGGGCAGTAGTTGCCACTCACATTGGCACCTATGCTTTTGAGATTGGCTATAGTACCAGCAGTGATACCAAGGTTTGCATTGCTGGTGGCCAATCCAATGGTGTAAATTAAATTGGCCACAGGCACCAATGCATTGTAAGCAGCAATATTGTTGGCCAAAGCAGTGTTGGCTGTGATGGCATTGCCGGCATACATGCCCACACCGGCCCACAGTTGCAGTGGTGTTGCCACTGATTGTGTCATTATGCTGCCCTCACCGTAGCAGATCCGGCTGTGCGTGAGTGTCCGCAGGTGTCCGAATCGCCATCACGTATCACAGGTCGGCCGCCAGCACGTACGGTGCCTGATCCACCTGAGGTCACTGCCGAACAGTGTATGCCACAGCCACTTTGTCCACAGCAGGGATGCGGTGTGACCCCAATACCGGGCACAACTATGAGACGACCATTCACACGCACCGAACCCACACCAGAAGTGTTTATTCCCCCTGACGTGTTTGGATCACCTTGTCGTTGTACTGCTGGCATGTTATCCCATTAAGATTTTACTGCGCACAGGCTTGATGCCTGTTGTGGCTTCCAGATAACTGTCCCCAACGTCTTCACGCACAGGGGCAATCATGGCCACGCTAGATCTATTTACCGTGACTTCTGCCTCAGGATCTGCGGTGAACAACGAGTTCATTAGTTGTATACCTTGCTGTCCAGGTACCACTGCCACAGGCTTGCTTAGGGTAAGAGTACTGCTGTCATATGCTGTGATTTTTGCCACAATTTCTTCACCATAGCCCATGCGCATGGTGTATGTTTTTCCTGTTTCAATGCTCATTCTAGTTCCTTTTTAACTATTGCCAACTGATAATTTACCAGGCCTAACTTGAGCCTGTGATAAAACATGTTCACAAAGGCATCAATACTTTGCTTGCAACGACCTAGGTAATGCTGGTCATCTTCCCATAGGTAGTCATCAAACAACATGACACCACCGGGACGCAACAAACCAAAGCACATCACAGCATCTGCCAAGGCATCATCTGCATTGTGACTGCCGTCCACGTAGATAAAGTCATATTGTCTTTTGTCCACAATTAGTTGTGCCAGTGCAGGAAAACTCATGTTTGCATGGACTTCTACTACTTGCCAAGGCTTGCAAACTTCTGCTGTGTTGGCACGAAAGATTTGTTCAATACTGCGATCTTCAGGTATTGAATCATAACTGAATGCTGTGACCGGACGATCAGCAAATGGGTCTATACAGGTAATGGTGCCTGTGTCACTCAACATGTTTTGCAACATCCAGCAGGTACTGCGGCCTTCATGGCTGCCTATTTCCAATATGCTGTCAACTGTTTTTTGTTTTTGTAAGTAGTTGGTGATATAATCAAAATTGACCAGTGCATTGCTGAACCAGTCAGATGTGAATTGTGGCATTACATCAACCTTTGACGCAGTTCCTGAAATCCGCCCACATACTCTTCATCCAAGAAGATTTGTGGTACGGAACGTGCAGTGGGTACCGACTCCAACAGTTGTTCACGTGTCCAGTCTTGACTGATGTTGCGTACTTCATATTGGATGCCTTTCATTTCCAACAAGCCTTTAGCTTGTTCGCAGAAGGCGCATTGGTCCTTGGACCATACTATTGCTTTCATTTGTTTTCCTTATAAATCTGGTAGTTCGTCGTAGTCCAGTTGATCACTCATGACACCGATAACATAGTTAGTTGATTCGTTCTCCTGGAGTGCAGTTTGTTTCTTGCTGGTGTCCACGTGCTTCATGAACCAAGGAATAGGTGTGCTACGTGGTGCAGGCTCCAGGTACTTGATGCCAATCTCTTTGAGTGCGCCCACTGCGGTGTAGTCCACAAAGTCTTTGAGAATGTTGGCATTGAGTCCAATCACAGGACCTTTCTGGAACAAGTAGTCAGCCCAGGCTTTTTCTTCGCGGATCACATCCAGGTACAGTTGATAAACTTCGGCTTCGCACTCTTTTTTGGCTTGTGCAAATCGCGGATCCTCTTTCACAACTTGATTGATGATCCAAGCAGTCCAGTCCTTGTGCAGGATTTCATCTTGCAGGATCAGGCTGATGATGTTGCCGTTGCCGATAAAGATGCGGTTCTCAACCATGGCCAATGATGTTGCAAAGCTGACCATGAAGCGGAATGCCTCCAATGCGTAACTTGCGTTGAGGGCAAGCCAAATTGCTCGAATATGTACTTGTTCGAGAACCATACCTGTCATTTCACTGCTTAATTCTTTATGGCAATTTATTCTGTGTAGTTCGTCGTAGTATTTTCCAACACTTGATGCCATGTCCACAATCTCTCGGGTGTCATGAATGGTGTTGAACACATCCTTGGGCACGTTGTAGATGTTGCGGATGATGTGACTGTAACTTCTACTGTGAATGTTGGTTTCAAAGAAACTCCAGTTGTACATTAGTGCTTCCAGTTCAGGAATACCCACAACAGGAGTAAACACCTGTGCTGGTCCACGACCTTGCAAACTGTCCAGGGCTGTTTGACGCAACAGGTTTGATGTAAAGATGTGTTTCACAGTTTCACTTGATTCTTTGAAGTCGTTGGCATCTTTGGTTAGCGACACTTCTTCAGGAATCCAAAAGAAACCACGTGCCTCTTGTTCAAACTTCACAAGTTTGTTGTACTTGACTTCTTCAAAACGTTGTATGGTTACAGGACCTGCTGGGTCCAAAAACATCTTGCGATGTAGGTAGTCCGTTTTTGTTGCAAGATTGTATTGTGCTTGGCTCATGTTATTTTCCTAAGTTATAATGTATTACACCACTGGTCAGTCTATGTGACACTGTTAGTGGTTGTTTTGGTAGATGTAATATTACAGGATCTTGAGTAGTTCCC